ATCAGATAAACAGGAGAACCAAGCAGAGCGTTAGCGCCAGCAACGTCAGATTCCAGAGCAACAACCTCAGCAAAAGTGGGGGTGTTAGCAGCGAAATCTTCGGTGCCAATGCCAGTGGTGTTCTTGAGGCCCAGAGGCTCACTGCTACCGCCAGTGCCATACAGGCCAGCAAGGTCAATCTTGAGTGCCAGAACGGCAGCCAGATCGCGGCGGATCATGTTCTCAACGTCAACACTGCTTTGAATCAGCAGACGACGTGAGTAGTCGTTATAGGCAGCGACAGTGCGAGGCATCATCGTCACCTGATCCACGGTCTGGTTGGACTCGGTGGGAGATCCAGACTCAGCGACCCAGTAAGCGGTGGCAGCACCAGACTGACGGGGGATAGCCACGTTGCCGGTCAGACCAGTCAGCACAGTTGCGCCAGCTTGATCCAGTGCGCTGCTGTTGCGCAGGATGTCAATGAAGGAGCCACCCAGCAGCTCGGTAGCAACGAGATTGCCGCCTGCAGATGCAGTACCAACAGTCAGGTCACGACTGAGAACTTCTTGGGGAATAGTGATACCACGGGAAGCGCGGCCCAGCTTTTGAGCAGCAGCTTCAGATGCCTCGATCTCGAAACCAGCAGCTTCGCGAGCAGCACGATCGGTGGGATTGGACAAATAGTTGAGAGCACGCAGCCAAGAGAAGGAACGAGTCTCCTGATCAGAGAGGCCGATCTCAGCAGCGGTGTTGTCAACGGGCTTAGCTTGAGAACCCATTTTTTCGATAAGTGCAGAGCGGAGTTCGTCGAGACTGCGAGAATTCATGACGAATTCCTGTGCAAGATCGACATTTTGAGTGCGCTTGCCAAGGGCAAGCATTTCGGCGGCTTCCTTTGCTTTAGCCTCAGCGGCCTCAGCACGAAGAGCCTCCAGATTTGGGGCTTGATCTTCCATGATGGGATTTGCAGTAGGTGTGGACACGGCTGAGGCCGTAGACACGATCTCATTTTGAATGAAACCGCGACCAATGCCAACAGTTTGATCCGCTGGCACGGTCACCAGCGAAATCTCAAACGGTTGATAGGAAGTAGCGCGATAGGTGACAGGTGATGTACTCCTATCTTCTTCCATTGCATTGATTTTATAACCAAAGCTGACATTACGAATAATGCCGTCTTTGATTAGATCTTGCATCTCGCGGCCAAGTTCATTATTTGCAAGCTTGACTTTTGCATATCCGCGCTTGTCTTTGATGTACGCACGCTCGACGACACCAACAATACGATCGGCATCGTGTTGATATAACAGAGGGGCTCCATCGTTGAGGCGACTCAAGTCCATCGCGTCTTCGCTCATATTGAGCACTTCCATTCCGAAATAACGCTCAACAGGCAATTCAGAGGCGAATGGAAACTCAAGAGTGCGATCATCTTCTTGATTAAATTCAGTGCTATATGCACGTTGCAGCACTTTGCCTTCAAGGCCGCGAATCGCAGGGATTTTGCGCAATTCAGAGAAACGATGGCCGACAACAGTATCAGTCTCTTCTCCATCGCGATAAACACGAATCAGAGCGGCGGGATCCTCTTCGTCAGCATTGATCGTGAAACTGGAATCAGGCACATCAAGCACACCGCTTGTTGCGATGCGTGTGATGCGTCCGCGAGCAGTGCCACCACTTGAATCCCATTCAACAAAATCACCAACCTTCAGGCTGCCAGGCTCGGCGCGAAGATTGCGCTCATCTGTTGCTTCTTCAAATTCCATAGGGCTATAATCGTTTTCACTCAACCATTCTCGGGCTTCGGCGGGCGTGAAGCGATCTGCATCAAAGCGAATGGCTTGCAGTTCAGCGGTTTCATCTTTGATGCCGTAAATTGCATCAATACCAGCACCAAACTCATCATTGACGCGACGAATACGATCGTATTGATTGGGGTTGGTTAGACGAGCAGCGTGCTCATTTGGATAGGGTCGTGCTTCGGTTTCAGGCATAGAACGATCGCGAGCTTTTTTGATGGACTCGGCTTTTGCGCTGCTCCATGATTGACCAGCATCACCGCCCCATGCTGCCCATGCTACGCGACCAGGAGATGGGTAGCCATCTTCTCCAGGACGAAATCCTTCAGCTTGCTTATCGACTTCATGACGTGCGAACCATGCCGCCATTGTGATAACAGTATCAGGGCTCAATTCATCACCTGACAGTATTTGAGACGCCCTTGTACGTGCAACGTCTGTACCGCCAGCCTCGCCATCAGACTTCCAAACTCGATAACGCTGCGCCTCTTCCTTCATGCCTGCTGTAGGCATCAAGTCAATATCAACACCATTGACGTTTGCCATCAGTCATCCTCCTCGTGAATTTCGGGATGAGGCGTCTCTTCAACAGGTGGGTTCTGCGATTGACCAGCCTTGTCAACAGCGCTCGGATCTGAATCAAGCACAATGCCAAGCTCATCCATTGTTGCCAGCTCATGAGCACGCTGACGCATCACCTCTTCAAAGTCACCGCCATGCAGTGCGATCACCTGCGATAGCGTCATGACACCCGAACGAATCAGTGACTTGTAAGCTTCTGCCTCTTTCTGTGGATCAACAAACTGAGCGGCAGGAGCAATCCATTTTGATTCGTAGTAACGATCAGGATCCATGTCAAATGCAGGCATCTGCAACGTGCCTGACATCACCGCCATCTCAATCCATTTCTCGTAGACCGGCTGACACAGCTTGTCAATCATGTATTGCTGCAGAGTCCTGTAGTGAGCGCGAGTCTCAATCAACTCAAGGCGAGACGAGCTGTAGTTCGACTGAGAGAAATCAGATGACACCTGCGTGTAACTACAGCCAACCCCAGCGGCCACGGCGCGTAGCATCTGCGCTACGAAAGGTGTGAAAGCATCGTCAGGGCGAGAAGGCGAGAAGAACTGCATCTCTTCGCCTGGCGCAAGACGACGAATACTGCCAGGGGCGAAATCAAGAACGGATTGATCGTCTTGAACGCCATCTTCAAACAATTCCTGATCAGGTGTCTTGACAAAGCCCATCATTGCTGAACTTGCGCGGGCGGCGATGATTTCAGCCTCCTCGTAACCACGCAGGTTATTGAGACGCATAATTGCTGAAGCGAATGCCGTTACTCCACGAGTTTGATGTGGGCGATCGACAGAATAAAGATGAATGATCTCATCAGCAGGGATGCGTGTCCTGCGTTTCTTCGCGATCTCGCTGTAGCTGAATTGATAGTCACCAGGATGATAATTCAGGAAGTGATACGCAACAGGCCGCCCCCATTCGTTTAGCTCAACGCCCATCCTGACGCGATTACCGTTCGACTCAAATCCGGTGTAGTCATCATCAAGCAGATCAGCCTCGATCACCTCAAGGCCAAATGGCACGCGGCTTTGACCAAACGATTGACGAACAAGGCGCACAAACACCTCGCCCGATTCAATCATGCTGGTGATGCAGAGCTGCTGAATCTGTGCCCATGACAACGTGCCACCGGCATCACAGTTTTCGGCCTTGCTCCATTTCTTGAATTCATGCTCAATCAAGTTGTTGAGACGTTCATCAAGACGACCGCCACGAATCATTCGTACTTGCGCTTGATGCTTGATGCCCTGCCCAACAACATTATTCTTGATGGCACGCAACGCAGACTTGGCGAAATCTGAATCACGTACAAGAGCACGAGCACGATTGCGCAGAATCCGTATGCTGTTCTTGATCTCAGAATCAGCACTTGTGCCTTGGCTTACCCAGTCAGTTGTAAGGCGATTGACAGCAGCACCAGCGTAATTACGCCGACGAGTCTTGCGCTTGCGGTTGAATGGCCACATCTCAGATAAACCTCACACGGGTGACGCCAGGATTGCCGAGGCCCTGCTTAACCTTCTCGGCGCGGCGTTCGCGGTCGACTTCGGCTTTCAAGGCATCACGCAACTGCAGCAATTCTGCCATCTTGTAGCGTTTTAGGCTTCGTCCACCGATCGTGTACTCCTGAACAACACCGCCTTGCGCAAGTGTGCGGATTGCTGCCTCAACATAGTCAAGGTCGATTTGTGCTCGCGAGCGATCGTCGAACGCACCTGGAGTTCCAGAGTATTCAAGCGTTGCCTTGACAGTAAACTGTCCTCGACCAGCAGTGTGCTGTAGTGCTCCGGTTGTTGCAATTGCCTGCCAAGTCCAAAGTCCTGCGTCGAAATCGGCAGTTGTGCTTGACGGGACAGTAACACGCCAACCGTCGCTTCCCGCCACACCAACGACCGCAGCGCCTTCCGCATTGGTATTAGTGCGGGTGTACCAAGTAAGAGTATAAGTGCCGCTATCAATCTGATCGCCGACCGGATCAGTGAAGGCAGGTACGTCGAAGATGACAGTATCACCTGCAAAAATCGTGTCGGGAACGCGAATCGTCACCAGTTCGTTACGAATGACTGCCGCTGCCGAAGCGTGCGACGACGCCGCAGGGGTTGATGGTCGGATTCTAGCCGATTTTCTGCCGTGCGCTCAACCTTTTCGGGCTTGCTTTTGTTTTCCTTGAACTGCTCAAAAATCGTGTGCCTGTTGTAACGCATGTAAAGAAAGTTCAACGCAGCATAGGAGTAGACAAAGCAATCAAGCGCCTCATTACGATCTCCTGCCTTTTTCTTCCATTCCCGAACAGCGAATCCCTTGACATAACGCACCACCTGCCGCTCTGACGTGAGCTGCTTGAAATACTCCGCACCAGCCTCGGCATGAAAATGAATGTACCCTGCACCCTCCTCGTTGTGTTTAAGGCGGCCAAACAGGGTGGTCTTGATTGTGTCAACGCCAACAGGGAACACCTGCGCTGAATTCTTTAGCACCTGTCCGCGATAGTTAATGTCAACTTTGCTGGGCTTGCCAATCGGCGGCTTGTTGCGTTGCGATTGACCTTTCAGCGCAAATACATTCTTGTTCTGACGTTGACGGCAGTAGGCATACACCTCAGACGTAAAGTGACCGCCAGAGTCAATGCCAATCGCTGACACCCTTACCTGCTCGCCCTTTGCTGTTGGGTAGGTCCTATTGATTACGTCATCAACCTGATCCCACAACTTCGTACCAGCAGGATCACCAAAAATCTCAGCATGTGAGATCAACCAGCATTCCTCGCCCTCGCCCCAAGCGTATAGACCGATCGCGACCCTGTTGTCTTGCACGTCAACGCCAGCCGTAACGATGCTTGCTTTCTCGGGCACCTCCCCTGCAGGGTAAAACTCCGCACGCTCACGTAATCCTTCAGCGCCAAGCTTCGCACCAACTTCTTCTTCCCACGTCTCACCCAACACAGTATTGACAAAGGTTTTCAGCAATGGTGCGTCGTTTTTCGCACGTAAAAATTCTCCGACAATCTCTTCCCAGCTCTTCCAACCCAACGGTGAATACAAGCTGGACAGGTGAAACCCCGCAGTGCGCGGATCTTCTGATGTCGCAGTCGCACGCCATTCACCACGACGCAGCATCTCGCTTTTGTAATGCTCCTGAATATGCGTGCCGCACGATTCACACACATACGCAGCAGTCTTGGGATCAGAATCACGCCATTGAATATTCTTCCACTGCAACCACTGCATGTGATCACAATGTGGGCACGGGACAAAGTAACGTCGCTGATCACTCGCGAGATACTCCGTCTCGATCCTGCTCATGTCCTTGACAGTGGGCGTCGAAGTGAGGATGATTTTTCGGCGCGAGAAAGTAGAAGCTCGGCGCTCAGCCAATGCACAAGGATCACCCTCGCCATCAACATCGGAAGGAAAAGCGTCAACCTCATCAAGCAACACCCATCGACAGGGAGCAGATCTCAAACCCGTAGCTGAGTTCGCGCCCGTCAACAGCAGGATGCCGCCAGGGAATTCCTTTGAAAACATCGTGTTTCCCGAATCCCTGCTTCTGGCTGGGGCGACCTTATCCGCCAAACAAGGAGTCTCATGAATCAACGAATCAAGGCGCTGCTTGCTCAAGCGTTTCGCCATCTCAATCGTCGGTTGCACAAACAATGCGGGGCCAGGAGCATGAGCAATCATGTAGCCGACCACATTGTTGATGCCTTCGGTCTTGCCGAGCTGAGCACCAGCCATGAACACTACTTTCTGCACAGGGCTGCTGGACGACATGCAATCCATGATGTCCCTTAGATAGGGCGTTCGATCTGTGCGCCACGGGCCTGGCTCCGCCGATGCCTTATTGCTCAGCATCCTGAATTCATCCGCCCATTCCGACACCGTCAAATCAGGGTCAGGGCGAAGACCGTCTAAAAAGGCTTCTCGATACAGAGCGGCACCATCACGCATCGGTCAGTCGCTCCAAGGCTTTTCGTATCTCCTCTGACAAAGACTGGTGGATCACGACAGGATCGGTCTCGGCTGCAAACTGGTTTGCGACACGATCAGGGATGCTGTTCACGGCGTCACGAACAGAACGCGCCATTGAGAATGCTTCGCGTTTGACTTTTTCTGCATCGCAAAGCTTTTCCTCTTTTTCCTCTAAATCAAGACGCGACATCTCAGCTCGAAAATACTCTGTCTTGGCGCGAGACTCGTTGAAACTAGGAATTTCTAGTTCCGATGTTGGCGTGCGCGTGCTATCCTGCTGGGTTGGGTTTTCATAATTCCACGCCTTAAGAGCGGCGTCTTGATCGTAAAATACTTGATTGCCTTTTTTCTTCCACGTCCCGTCTAAACGCCCAGTGGCTTTGACTTGGCTTAGTCGTGGCCCGCTGACTCCCAATAAAATTGCTAATTCCTTTTGGCTTATTTGCGGCATTTAGGACTGATTAAGACCTGCTAACCAAATATTACATCAAACAGCAGAAATCCCACAATCATACATATATGTGCGTCTCATAGGGTCTCAACATAAGATCATGGGGGTCTGGCGCTAGCCGAAAGAGGGGGTTCGAAATTACCAGATCGGAAG